GCTGAGGTTTGCGTTTAGGTGAGAGGGCTGAGGCCCAGCGCTTCCTCGATGCGTGCCATTCGCCTTTGCTGCAGAAGCTCTTTCTCGTCAGGCGGTGCGACAGGCTCGGGCACAGCTGCGCCCGGCCCGTCCTCGGCCTCTTCGGTTTCAGTGGTCATAGCTTGCTCTTGGGTGAGATTTACTGCGGCCCTGCGCCGAATGGCGCCCATAAAAAAGCCCCGAGTTAACGGGGCTTCTGTTTACTCCCTGGTCATCAGCTGGCCAAGGCTGTAGCCGGTGATTTGGCTAATTCGCCCGCGCCATGCAGGACCATTATGCTTTGACGATGGGATCTGTCCGGACGGGCTCCAGAACTTCGCATCAAGCAGATGAATGAATGCCGTGTTATGCGCTGGGCTATCGGAGGGCTCGTAGTAAGAGCCTCCCATCTCACGGAAGAATTTCCGCGTGGCGTCTTTGCCTTCTTCTTTGACGCCTTTCACAATTTCCTCTGTGTAGGCGTCAAAGAACTTACTACCGGAAACAAGCATGCCGGAAATCAGGCCTCCACCAACCCAAAGGGTTATAGGGATAGTGAAATCCTGCGTGCGGTTGGCATGAGTCACCAGGTGCTGCAGCAGCCAATCCCGGTCAATGTTGTCCGAAATTGGCTCTAGAGGGGCAAGCTTTGAAGATTCCTGTTCCATGTGAAAACCTCAATGAAGGATTTTCCAGTCTAACCATCTGAAATGGCCATATGCCACTCAGAAATAATCAGTATGGATTCCTCTTCCATCCATATGCTGCCTCGCCCGCATCAACGACGGGGCCGTACCCAGCGGCAAACTCGTCAGCGATCTGCTCCTTGACGGCCTGCACGAGCACCCTCAGGCGCCCGTCCGGATCGGTCCTGGTCTCCACCTGACTCTGGCTGTAGTTTTCAATGGTGACCTGATGGATTACCTGGTTGGTCTGCGATCCGCCGCTCTGCGCCGAAGACTGCGTCGAAACAACAGAACCACCCCCGCCAGCCACCGATACCCGCTCGTTCGAGTTGATCGCCTCCAGCAGCGCCCTGTTACGCTTCGTGGCCGCGGCATTCACCACGAACTCGCCGTCGCTCAGGCGAGCCATGATGCTGTCGGAGGTGCCGGTACCGGCGCCGGACACATAGCCACCGGTGGCGAAGCCAGGGAGGCTGACTGAGCGGATAGATGCGACCTGAGCCATCTGCGCCGTGAGCGCAGCGCCAGCGGCCGCTATACCAAGTGCAGGACCAACGATTGGAATGCCGGCCATTGCTGAGTAGGCATCACTCGCTGTTTTCGGGGCATTGATCAAAGCCTGAGCGATTGCCACGGCCTTCGAGACGGCAAACATCGCCTTATAGGCAGAAGACTGCTCGCCTGCAAACGTTCCAACAACACTGGTCAGGTCGCTGAACATGTCCTGAGCGATGGCAATTCTAGCCATGCTCATTGCCTGCTCGTTCCTCATGGTATCGGCGGCACGCTGTTGCTCAAGCTGACGAATTGTCTCGTCATATTGAGCAGCATTTTCCACCTCAAGTTCGCGGTACTGCTGGTACATCGCTATCCGCTGGTCGTACCACGCCTGAAGCTGAGCATTCTCCTCGGCCATGCGTGTCAGTTCCGAGCTAGGCCCGCCGACCTCTGCAGAAATCACAGAGGTATTCGGCTTGCCGCTAAAGATCTGATCCTTGATCGATGAGTCGATACCTGTCCTGGCAATGTTGCCAGCCGGCCCCTGAATACCAGTAGCTGCCGCTTTCTGAGCGTAGAGCTCTGCTAGGCTTTGACCTTTGACGTACTCTTCGTTGATCTGCTTCAGCCTGGCCAGGTGCTGATCCTGCCCCTGAACAATGGACGCATAGTTAATGGATGCCTGCGCCAATGCTTTGCTGTACTCACTCTGGCTGATTGCGCCACGGTCCAGTGCAAATTGGAGCTGTTGCTGCTCTCTGGTGAGGGAGCGCACCGCTTGAGCAGCAGGGTCGTATTGCCCATACAGCTTGGCGAACAACCCCAGCGCCTCGGATAGGCCTTTCTTGGCCTCGGCGGTAGCTTTTGCGTTTGCCGAACCGAGATCCTTAGCCGCCTTTTCTGCGGCAGCTTTCCGGTCCTTTTCCTCGGCGTACTGCAGCAACAGCTTTTCCTGCTCTGGCAGAAGCTTGCCTAACTCTCCAGTTTCAATGGCATACCTGACCTTGGCTGCCTCTGTGTTTTCCCCTTGTAGGGCGGCCTGCTTCTTCAGGCTGGCCAGCATTTTTTCGTATTCAGCGTTAACGACTGTGGCCGGCTCTTCGCCTTTTGGCTTCTGGGCGCCAATTCCGGCCGCTGACGACTCCATCTTGCTTACGATCGCTCTGATCGCAGTGGACTTTCCCTCTAGCTCTTTTATCTCGGCATCAATCTCTGCGCGGTCGTAGAACTTGAACTTGAAAAAGACCGTATCAGCCGGATTATCCTTTGCCAGCCTAGACCTTGCATTCTGCAGGTCACGAATACCGGCCATAGTGACGCTGAGTTCGTTGTTCAGCCCGGCTACGGTTTGCTTGTCCTTGCGGAAAAAGTCCAGAAACTCGCCGGAGTTGAACCCATCCATGGCGCGGGCAAGCGCTGCAATCCCGCCAGCTAGCCTACTGCTTGCCCCGGTAGCCTCGTCCAGCCTGCCGACCGTGGTGATCAAGGCGTTATTGAAAGAGGTGATAGCTTGGCTGACGGTAAGGGTCATGGCCGAACTTAGCTCGTCGACCTTGTCTTTCTGATTTTGGAGGGCCTTAACCACTGCTTCGGATGTCAGCTTACCTTCTGCGCCCATTGCCCTCAGTTGGCCGATCGTTACCCCAAGGCCGCGAGCGATTGCCTGGGTCAGGGCCGGCGTTTGCTCCATTATCGAGTTCAATTCATCGCCTCGAAGCGTGCCAGAGGCAAGGGCCTGACCAAATTGAACCATTGCCGCATCGGCCGCTTGAGTGCTTGCACCGCTCAGCGCAACTGCCTTTGCCACCGTTTCAGTCACACTTGCCACATCAGAGAAATCTAGCCCTAACTGCCTGGCATTCTGAGCAATTCGCTGATAAATCTGCGCAGTCACATCAAGTGATTGCCTTGCATTCTGGGCGACCTGGTAAACCGATTCCTGGGCAAAGGCCAGTTGCTCTGTACTTTCAGTTACCAATCGCAGCCGATTTGTCAGGTTTACGTACTGCTCAGCGGCGGCTGCAATTTTCGCAACACTAAATGCCGCTGCAATTGGCCCGGCCAGGCCAGTGACTGCCGAAGCAAGTCGGTCTGTCTGGCCTTCAAGTGCTCTAACCCTTGAGGCGCTGGTCGACGCCTGATTACCCATTTCGCGGATACCGGCCTCTGCCCTTTCCATGGCTGGATCGACACGGTTGCCGGCGGACTCCAAGGAATTCAGATCCCTGGTCATAGTCCGCGCGTCGCGCTGAGCACCTCTGGAGTCGATAGTAACCGCCAGGCGAGACTCTTGGTTCATACAAACTCCGGGCACAAAAAAGCCCGCGCTTGGCGGGCTTCGGTTGAATGTCTGCTCAGTCTACGACCGGCTCTAGGTCTGAGGAGCAGTGCTTGCACTTGATGGCTTCTCGCTGAACCACCTCAGCGCAGTAAGGGCACTTCCGATAGTTGGCGGATGAACCAAACTTTTTGGCGATCTGGATGCTTTTTGCGTCATCAACACCGATTGGATTCACAAGCCAGATGGCAATCAGGGCAAAGATCGAGAACAGGAATCCAAGCGCGAACCATGCGCCGGCACTGCGTCCTTTCTGCTTGGCGAAGTACGCTGTCAAGGCGGCGATCGCCAGCCAAACAATCAAAATCTCCATGAACCCCTCCTGAGCCTATGGCTAAATTTACCACCCACTCGTGACTTGGCGCTATCAGCGCGACTTTTGAGTTCTTGATTTTTCAATCTGGCTTTCCTGCTCCTGGCTCCAACGCCTCCTGAACTCCTCGTCAAGAGCAAATATTGCGCCGTCAAACTCTTCGCGGCATATCACCGATGGGTAGCGATCGAGGTATTCAGCAATCGCGGCTGGCGCAATTGGGGCTGGAGCACCGACCATGCCGACGTACTGGCGTGATTTTCCAATGTGCCCATAGGCCTCAAGGATCTCGGTAACCACGCCGTCGATCACCGGTGCCTCCTGGGCAGTCAGCCCGAGGCGCTCATGCTTCCAGCGCTTCTTCTCGTTCTCCGGCCCGGCCCAGTCCCTACCCCAGCGATATGCCGCTACTGCTTTTCCGCTGTTTCTGCTGCCCGCTCCTTGGCCCTGGTCATGATGTCAAGGGCAGCCCGGACAACAATCCAGTAAACGTCAGGCATCATCTTGAGCAGCTCGACGCCGAGCTTTGGAGTGTACTGGGCCGGGACACCAGGGTTATCAGCAACGTCCACACCCTGCCAGTCCTTGATCAAGTGTCGCGCTGCCAATTCAAAGTACAGGTCATCGCCCGATTCGATCTCGACCTCCGCCACCGCGTCCAGGCTGAAGTCTTTGGTTCCCGCTTTGGTCTGAAGGTCGATGGAATCCAGATGACGCTGAATTATGGCCTTGTGCGACTTGAACATCGGATTGCCGAAGGACGCTACAAGCAGTTTTGCACCTGGCGCAAAGTCGACCCAGCGCTGACCCTCAATATCAAGCTCAGGCTTCTTGATGGTGATGCCCATGGTATTCCTCTGCGGTAAAAGGCCCGACGCGCACCGCAGGGCGCGCCGGGCAAAGGGTTAAGCGGTGACGGTGACAGCGCAGGTATCGGTCTTGGTGCCGTCTGCGACGCTGGTGGCCGTGATGGTGGCGGTGCCGACTGTCAGGGCCTTGACCAGGCCGGTCTCGCTCACGCTGGCGATGGCCGGGGCGGAGCTGGTCCAGGTGACTTGCTGGCTGGCACCGGCCGGGGTGACCACGACCTCCAAGTCTCCAGTCGCGCCAACGGCCAGGCTCAGGGTGGCCGGGGTGACATCCACGGCGGCCACAACGATCGGCGCTGGCAGGCGGGTGATGGTCGGGGCCACGCGGCGGGCCGTGTAATTCAGTTCCACCTGGATGATGTCGGTGGAGCCGCCATCAGGCCAATCAGCGGTAACTTCCATCTCGGGGATCAGGAACTTGTAGCCGCCGTCGGCGTTGCCGATGGTGAACTCCAGGCTGATCGCGTCGTTGGTCTTCTGGGCCTTCCACAGCTGGTAGGCCATCTTCGACCAGCTGATGGTGATTGCGCCGGATGGGGTGAAGGTGGTGGCAATGATGTTGCCCGGGTACGGGTTGCCGTTGCCGATGCAGCGCTGGGTTTGCACGTTGTTGTCGAACTGCAGGTTGAAGCTGTCGACGCAGGCGTTGTCCTCGCCCACCTGGACGCCGTTGATCTTAAGGCCGCTGATGTCTTTGAAGCTGAACCGGCGCTGGCTTGCCTCGGGCTGCGCGTTGACGATGAACGACGTGTTGTCGCCCTTGTCGTCCCAGGAGCGCGCCGCCATGGTCATGGTGACCGTGACTTCGTTGTCGCCTGGGAAATCGAAGTTCATGTTGGCGACTTGCACGCCACGAGCAATGGCCGAGACACCGATATCGGTCGCGTAGGATGCGATCGAGAAGGTGATGCGGTCGTCGCCCATGGTCAGGACGTTGCCGGCCCAGTCCTTGCCGAAGCAGGAGGCCATGAAATCGTCCAGTGCACCAAAGCGCCATTTGGTTTCGATATCGCCGCCCACGTCCACGGTGGTTTGGGCAGTACCCTGAGACATGCGGGTGAAGCCGATTTCGTTGTTCTCTTCCGAGTTGAAGGTCGGCATCAGGCCATTGCTGATGCGGGTCAGCACCTTCCAGTCACCGGCCGGCGTCACGCCAGGCTTCACCTCTCTGATGGAGGCGAGTTGTACTTTTGCACCGCTCGACATGGGGTGTTTCTCCTATAAGTAGGCGTAAAAAAACCGCCATGTGGCGGTGCATTGGTTGGGCTTGGATCAGGCCGCGTCGAGCCCAAGGGTCATTTGTAACTGGTCGCGCCAGTATTCGACCTGATGCTCTAGGCCTGGCTTCTTGTTGCGCCAGCGGGCCAGTTCACGACCGCTCAGGCTTGCAACGGCCTTCGCGTCGTCAAGGGCACGGCAGGCTCGGTCAAATTGCTGCTTCTCGTTCAGCTCTCCGCGCAGCAGAGCGTCAATGTGCAGGTCGGCCCATACGGCGAAGTCGTCGTCGAGCCAGCGAGCGAACGCAACGGCCAGCTTTGGGTGGAGCCAGGTACCCTGACCCTTGCCGCCCTTCACTGCCTCGACAAGACCGAAGTGAGATTTTCCCACTTCGGTGTCCAGGCCCAGTGCTCTCGCCAGAGCCTTGAGGTAGCTGATGCTTGCGGGCAGGCGAAGCCAATCGACCGGGCGCTTGCCGAAGCGCTTGGCTACGTCCGTGGCGTTGATCCACCCGTCGCTGTTGAAGCGCACGGCTCTGCCTTGGTATTGAAACGGAATGACGTTGCTCTCGATCATCTGTGACACCTCGTTCATCAGGCGAATAGAAACGCAGCCGGGGCGGACGGATGAACGAACATCCACCGTTCGGCTGTACGGGCCTAGGCTGCGTGTTTGGTTGCCTTGCGGCAGAAATTGGCGGGCTCAGTAGGCCCGGTATGGCACCCGCACGTTGACCTGGTACCAGTTGTTGCCGTCATCGCCAACGACCTGCGGGGAGGCCTCGAAGAAGTCGAACGGCCCTTCTGGCGCGCTGTAGTGCTGGAACTGGGCGACCAGAGTGTCTACGGCCCTGGTGATTGCCAGGGTGCCGCTGTAGCTGGGCACAAACAGCTGGATGACGACGATGCCGGTCTGGCGCACGCATGGTCCGATGCCGACCTCTGGCGTGCTGCTCAGGCCGGGGATGTCCGCAAGACGGGCCCAAATGGCCCTTCCAGCAGGATCGAAAGGCGTATCTCCATTTGGCTCTAGGTCAACATCCTCAGCCGGAATGCCGGCCCACTGCTGCATGCGCCCAATGACGATGGCGCGGATCTGTTCGAAGGTCATGAGCTGTAGGCCTGAGAAACGCCGTGGAAGGACACGGCGTAGACACCGCCCGGCGCCTGGGTCGAGTGGCCATCTTCGATTTTTTCGGCGTACGGCAAGTTCGTTTGGATAAAAATGACAGTAAACGGCTCAAGGCCTGAGAGCATTCTTTCGCCTGCAGCCACCGTTTCCGCACCGTTTTTATCGATCTTGGTTGTCTGCGTGTAGACCGGGGCGCCGATGCTTACGATATGACTGCCCCTGAACCTTCCGCCCGTATAGCCTGGCGGCGGCGGTTTCTTCCAGAGCTTCGGGTTGCCGACTGGCGATTTGTAGACAATCTCGCCAAGCATTGCCATAGCAATCGCTCTGGACCGTTGTGTCAGTGCATTTTCCACCACCCCGGCAAATGCGCTTGGCGGCGTGCTCCAACCTCTTCCCCTGGCCATGGTCACTTCCTCAGCTGGACTTCGTAGTGCGCAGATGCCGGATCACAGGTCACGGTGACAATGCGGTATGCGGCCGGCTCGCCGGTGACCAGGTCGAGGACCTTGATCTGGTGGCCCACCGCAGGCTTGTCCGTGACCTCATTGGCCAGGCAGATCAGCAGCACATCGCCAACCTTGATGTTTATGTTGTCGATGCGCCGGCTTTCGTATGAGTCGAGCACCCCGCGACCGGTATAGGTCACCGGCTGGGCCGTGGTGGTCTCGCTGACCGGATCCCGGACGCCTGGCCCCATATAGGTGCCAGTGAATGCGGACACGGCATCAGCCAGGTCATCGTCGAAGGCCTCGGCCAGGTCGACCTGGATGTCATCTCGCAACCCCATGGCTACCCCCGTTTCACTGCGAAGGCGAATGGATTGCTACGCCAGGGCGTGAGCAGGGACAGGGCCAATTGCACGCAGGCCGGCTGTGCGGCCGTGCTGGTCTTGTCGATCGAGCCGAAGGTCTTGCTGGTGGATACCGAGCCAGCCTTGACCGTTTTGGCCTCAAGCGATCCCTCGGTCTGCTGTTGGTACAGCTTGCCCTGGGATGCGCACTTGGCCAGCCGAGCGCCGGCCTGCGTCACATCGTCGGGAATGTCGTCCATGTCGATGCCGACCAGGTTGAGCGCGGTCAGGTAGGCGTTCGCCTCGAATACCGCCTCGTCTTTCGACTCAGCAGGCGCCCAGACAGCCCCGAGGATGGTATCCACGTCGGCCACAGTGATGTAGATAGCCATCAGGCCTCCGCTTTAATGAATGGGGCGGCAGCCCCGGTGTTACTTCTTGTCGAGCTCGTCGACCAGTTTTTGCAGCGACTCTTTCGAGGCGTTGGCGCGGTAGGTGACGCCTGCCTGGTCCAGCTTGACCTTCAGCGCCTCGACCTCGGGATCAGCGCTCGCCGCCTTGAGAGATTCGATGTGCTTCAGCAGCTCTGCCTTCTCCTGCTCCAGGCCGGCAACCTTCTGCACTTCACCGTCGCGCTCACGCTGCAGGCTGGCGACGCCGGCATTAACGGCCTCCAGCACCTGGAACAGGCGGCCTGCTGTTTCGCCCAGTTCGCCCTCTGGGCGCTCCAGGCTCTGAGCAGCGAAGGATTCGACGATCACCCCGACAGAGGCCAGCTCTGCAGTTAGGCGATCAAGCTCAGCTTGATCCGGGCCTTCAACGAGGGCCACACGCTTCGGCGCCTCAACAAAAGTCACTTCAGCACCAGCATCTTCGTAGGCGTCGGCCACCTTTGGCCAGTCACCTACGATCACGACCGCCTTCACGCCAGGCTCGGGGCGGTCGAAGTGCTGAGGATTGCGATAGCGCTTACCCGGCTCGAACCCGGAGGCCTGCGCGGTGTAGATCAGTTCCATGATGATCTCCAAGGCGACCCATTACGAGTCGCCCGATGCGTGATTACGGAGTGCCCAGGTCGATCAGCACGCCAGCAGTGGCCTTATCGCTGGTTGCGTACTTGGCCCAGTTGGCACCAGCGCCCACAGCGGCCAGGTTCGGGTTGATGCCGCCGGTTGCGTCGGCCCAGCTGTAACCCAGCAGATCCAGGTTGAAGGTGCCCTCGGCGCGGAAACCCATCGCCAAGTTTTCCTGGGTGTTGATCGGGTACGAGCGGAAGCCCGGGGCCTGGGATTCGGTGACGCGAATCGCGCCGGACTGCAGACCGAAGATGGTTTCGGCGGGATGGGTGTCGGTAACCAGTACCGGCTTGCCCATGGTGCCCGGCTGGCCGCCGTAGATAACCACGCCCGCTTCTTCGTAGATCTTCTCGCTGATCGCCTGATCCACCATGTCGAAGTAGGTGGCCGAATCCATGGTCCACAGCGCGATACGTCCGAATCGGTCGCCAAATTTGCGCATGCCCTTGGTCAGAACCTTCTTGCCGTCAGTGGCGAAGCTGCCGGTGGCGACCATGTTGGCGTTCGCACCGATCGAGGCCTTGAGGGCGGCCATCGCGTACTGGATGTAGCCTTCCAGCACTGCGTCGGCATAGTCCTGGCCAACCAGCTCGGAGAACTCTTCAGGCGAGCGAGCGCGACGCTTGAAGGCCTCTTCGGTAGTCTCGTAAGGGCCGTACTTGAACGGAACCTTCACACCGACCATCTCGCCGGCACCGATCTTGGAGCCGGTCACGGTAGCGCTGGAGTTCACGTCGCGGTGACCGATCGCGCCGCCGATCTTGTAGAAGGCCCGCTTGCGCAGGTCACCTTCGATCAGCTCGTTATTCAGCACGATGGCGCCATTCGACGAGGCGTTGAAGACATCGATCACGTCCTGGATGCGCTCCAGGTAGGCGGTTTGGGCAAGATCGTTGTAAACGATCATGTCCGAGTTGACGGTGGTAGCCATGTGTTACTCCCTATTTGGGCAATTTGAGGTAGGCGCTCTGCCCGTGCGCTTCGATGAACTCGCGTTTCTGGGTAGAGGACATTTCGGAACGTTTCAGCGCGGCCCCGCCGCCACCTTTTGCACCCCCGGCCCCGCCGCCAGATGCTTTACTGCCAACAATCAGCGGGCCAAAGGCCGGATCGTTGGTGAATTCTGCTTTCAGCTCGTCCAGCGTTGCCGCCGAGAGCTTGCCGGCCGCGTCCAGCACGACAACGGTGGGTTTACCGTCGCGCTGCTCGACGCTCAGCCGGCGTTCGATGTGGGGAAGCAATGCCTTGGCGCTGCCTGGCACGGCCAGAGCAGTCGCGATCTCGGTAGCGGTGCGGCCCACGGTCAGATCCCGGATCTGGCCTTGCAGGGTGTTCCGCTCGCTTTCCAGCGCCGAGCTCAACTCAGCCTCGCGGCGGTTGTACTTCTCGGACCAGGACTTCTCGAGCTCCTCGACGTTGCCCGACTTGCGGGCAGCCTCTTCGGCCTCGGCACGCGCCTTTTCTTCGGCCTCACGGCGGGCTTTCTCGGCAGCCTTCTTCTCGCCCAAGAGCTCCTCCACCTTGGCCTTCAGGCCGGTGACATCCTCTTGCTGCGGCAGCCCCTCGATGCCCAGGACGAACTTGCCGTCCTTCTCGACGTACAGGCCCTGGATGGATTCTTCGACGCCTTCGAGGCTGTCCAGTTGGAATTTCAAGGTCATTGCTGTCTCCCTGAGACGTTGAGCAGGCCCTGCCTGCAAGAAAAAAGCTTGAAATAAATCTACGTCGTAGCCATATTGCATCCACGACAAAGCAAAATGGAGTCACCCAATGAGTTCTGTACAGTTCATTCATGGCGATAATGGCGAGGCTGTTTTTGCTGTGTTGCCTATCGAGATGTACCGCTCTCTCCTCGCAGGCGGCGCTGGATCAGAGGCCTCTGCCTCATCACATCCGCTTTTGAATGAGGATCAAACGATGATCAAACTGCCTTACGGTGGCCCTGATGCTTATCTCCACATCCCGGACCTTCTTAAGTACTTGAAGGACAATGGAATCAAGCACCTCGCTATCAACCAACGCGCTCAGATTTTGGATAACTTTCCGCCTGAGCAAGCGATGACGCTCGACCCAATCATCCGCCGCGAGTTTCTTGGCGACCTTCGGTACAGAAACACGATGCAGGCAACCACCGAGGTGGTAGATGCTCTAGTCGCATCGGGGCACTTCCGGCGCGTTAAGAAGCGCTACGAAGGCGTGTTTGGCCGTTCTGTGAATGCACTGGAAGTAGTCGAGTAAGAAGTACGTACGCCGGCCTCAATCGAGGCCGGCTCTTTGGAATGCCATCGGCTCCCGCTCTCGCAGCTGCTTGAGGGTCAGGGTCCGGCCGTCGTCATCGACAAACCGGTCGATGGTGAGCTCGCCCTTGCTGAACAGCTTGTAGCGAGCCGGGCCGAGCACATCCTCTTGGAACGCTGCAGGCTGGCGTGCGAGCCATTCGCCGTAGGTGGTCTTGCTGCTGACCTGTTCGGCGCCGTCAGGGCCTACCGCTGGGCGAGTCGATCCGGGGATATCCCGGGCAAACTCGTCCTTGAGCACCGGTATCTCGGTGGTCCGGCAGTTCCAGTGGAATGGCGGCGACGGCGCGGTCATTGGCACCACCGTGCCATCCAGCGCACGGCAGAGCGGCGTGGTCCTGCCGTCCAGCGTGGCGACCCGGCGCTTACCCTTCAGGATGTCGTCGTTGTCGGCCATGACCTGCGACCTCGCCGAACTGGCGATATGGTTGGTCATGGTCCGAACCAGCGCCCCGGCCTGGTCGCGCTGCTGCACACCGAGCGATGTGAGCCGGCGGGTGATCTGGCCAGTTGTCTCGCCCAGCGCCGAGCCCATGCGAATCTCGCTGATGATCTCGGCGCTCTTCTTGGTGCCGTACTGGTCGAGCGCGCCGTTGATGCTGATGCGCTGGCGACCCTTGCCGACCTCCAGGTCGAGTGGGTCGGCCAGAGCTGCTGCGGCAACCTGCTCCATGCTTGGCCTGTTCAGCTGAACGACCGTCTTCACGACCTTGCCCAGCAGCGTCATGTTGAACTCGGCCTCGTAGCCGCCGAACTCGGCAAGGTCGAGCACGGCCTGCTGCTTCATCTCGCCGTATACGCCCGCCAGCTCGCCCTGTAGCTCCTGAATCTGCTTCTCGTACCGTTGGGTGCCGTAACGGCTCAATCCCTCCGATACGCGAGATTTGGCGGTGCTGATGGCCTTCGTGATGAACTTGGCCAGGCGCTTGAGGCTTCCGCCGGCGTAGCGCTGCACGTGCACCTGGTGGCGAGTAGCTGCGTCCGAAAGGTAGCCGTCACTGCTCATCCTCGCCGCCTCCGGTGTCGTTGCCGGTCACCGGCGGCTGCTGGGCCAGTTCATCGTCAATCAACTCGTCGGTGCGGTCAGCCTCAAGCACGCCGCCCTGGCGCAGGTTGGTGCGCAGGTCGGACTTGGCGATGATGCCCTGCTGCCACAGCTGGACCTGGGCCAGGATGTCCTGGGCGGTCATCGTCTCGTCGAAGAACGACTGGTTGAGCCAGAAGACCGTACCGTCCTCGTCCGGCTCGCCCATCATGAAGCGCTCGGCGTCGAGAATGGCCCGCTTCAGGGCCTCCGAAACGTTGCCGGCAATGGTGCCCAGCACGCTGTTGTCCGAGCTGTAGCGAATGCGCACCGCCTCAGCCGTCTCGGCGCCGCCCGCCTTCTGGACGATTCGCGCGCCGATCATCAGCATCTGCTCTTCCTTGTCCTTCAGCAGCGTGCGAGCCAGTTGGCTTTCGGTTGCCTGGACGAGGGTCGCAGTACCGCTCTTGCCGAGGTTGTAGCCGCGGGTAGAGCCGATGTGCATGCCGTTCGGGTTCACCTTGGCGAACTCGTCAGCGCTGATGTCGGTGGTGATGAACAGCGTGGGCTGGCTGCTGATGAAGCCGCTCTCCTCCACCGTGGCGCTGTTGCCGTAGTGCAGGATGTTCACATCGGCCAGGTCTTCCAGTGGGGACTTGTCGACGCTGGCGTCGTTGTTCTGGGCGCCGTAGAAGCTGAACAGGATGTGGTCGAATGGGCGGCCATTCTTGTCGAGCGGCGCGACCTCGGTGTAGGTGTTGCCGTCTTCAGCATAGACGCGCTGCACGTAGCGGCCACCTACCAGCAGCAGCACGCGGTATTGGGTGGTCGTTGTGCGCTCCAGGCTGTCCGGGCTGAATACGGACACGCACTCCAGCAGGCAGACATAGACCAGGCGCTTCACGCCATCGACCACCTGCTCGTCCCAGTCGATGATCGACTCGGCGCCGTAGTGGTGAATCAGCGCGCTGCGGCCCTGCATGTCAGCCATCGAGGACACGCCCTCAACCGCAGGGAAGTCCACGAGGAACCCACCGCGGCCAGCGTCCAGACATTCGCCCACGGCGTCCTTGGACAGCTGCTCCAGGCTCGTGCCGTCGCCGCTGGCGTTCTCCTTGAGGTACTCGACCCCGGCGGGAAGCTCCAGCTCGGCTGTCTTGCGGAAGACGGCTCCCAGCAGGCCGGTACGCGTGCGCCCGGTGATATTCAGGAACATCGCCCGCTTCTTGTACTGCTTGTACCGCGCCTGGTTCTCGGGAGACTTGTTCTC